CACAGAATTTATGCCAGATATTAGTGACGCAGTTCTTTTTTTGGAAGATGACTACGAAGTTGATGCGGCTACTTTTGATAGGGATTTGCAATCATTAATTGATTTGCCAGAATTTAAGACAGTACGAGGGCTAGTGATTGGCAGATTTCAAAGAGAAAGTAAAGTTAACAAAAAATTAATTAATTGGAGTACAAACAGAAATGAGAAACGGAATTATCACTGAAATGTTTAATTCCTATAAAGGTGAATCAGCTAGTGATGCTATTGCAGGTCAAAAGGTTGCTGATAAACTTGAGGAATTACTCAATGCTGGAAAAATTTCTACATCTGATTTATCTTTAGGTCAGATTGCAAAAGAAACGATTCCAAATTTTGAAAGATTGCGCGGTGCAGAAGCTTCAGAAGTTGCATTAGCAGTCTCAAGTTCACAATTTCCCACAATTTCAAAAGTTGCAATTAACAAAGAAATTATCGATCAATATACTCTTTATTCTGAAAATGTTGATCAGTTGGTTTCTGAAATGGAAGCTTCAAGAACCGATATTGAATTTATTGCTGGTTTCACAGATCCTGAAGCTCCAGAATTGAGACTTGAAGGTATGTCTTACCAAGAAACAAATTTTGGTGAGAAAGATGTTCAAGTTGTAATGGCTGATTTTGGTCGTATGATCTCTGTAACAAGAGAAGCTATTTTCAACGACAAAACAGGTCAGCTACTTGACCAAGCAAGAATGATTGGACAGCTAGGTGGTCAACACAGAGCTAAAATGGTTATTCAAACTTTGGAAGTTCTTCCTAGAACAGCTTTTAAAGAAGTTGCTTCAAAAGCTTTTGTCTATAAAGGCACAGCTTATGCTAACACAGATTTTTATTCTGCAGATCATGCCGCTCTTGATGGTAGAACAAACAAAAATCTTGTTACATCAAATGCATTAGCAGATTATACTAATGTTGAAGCTGCTTTTAATGCTTTTTCTGCTATGGTTTCTCCTTCTGGTGCTGAACTTGCAGTGGTTCCACAAATTATTGTTGTTCATGAAACTAAAGCTGCTACAGCTTTTAGAGTTTTCAATAATGATAATTTTGCAATGGTTGGACAAGGTGCCAATGTTGCTCCTGTTGTTGCTCACACAACTAATCCATTTGGTCCTAATGGTATCAAGAAATTCCAAATTTACACTTCAAGATACTTAAGTGTTGCAACAACTTGGTACATGGGTGATCCTAAACGTCAGCTAAAATGGTTATGGGTTTATAAACCTGCTACTGCTTCATTAGCTTCTTCATCTGAAAAAGCTTTCACAAACAACATTGTGATGACTTATAAATTCTCTTATCATGGTGGTTGTGGTCATAATGATTATACTTACATGCTTAAGAATACTGCTTAATTAAGTATTCACTTACACACACAAAAGGGGCTAAGAGATTAGCCCCTTTATTATAAGGCGTTTATGAGAGATTTATTAGCAACTTGGTTAGATGTTATAGATAATGTTCCTCAGTATTTCAAATTTGATAGTGGAGAATTTGAAGATACACGACTAACTAGTAATAGAATTATTTCATATTTATCAAAAGAAGAATCAAGGATTAGAACTAAACTAAAAACTTTTTACCCTGTTTTAAGTTTAGGAGAATATCAGGATCCAAATACGTATTGTTTGACACAAAATACAAATCTCGATTTTACTTTCAAAAAGCAGCACATAACTACGATAAATCTAGTTTCAAAAGTATATAAGTTTAGATTTACATCAACTACTGAATTTATTGTTACTCCAGATGAAGAAGCACCAGTAGTTGGAAATATTACTACAGATTTAACTCTTGAAGATATTATTGTTAAAAAAGAGATGTGGACAGGTTATATATTTGTCACTGATGATACATTTTATATGACATTAACTCATTATGAAGAGGCATTAGTACAATTAGCGTCAAAATTAGCAGCTGCAAAATTACTAGAACAGACATTTGCTTCAGAAACTAGTAATACTTCTGGAGATGCAGCATTACTTAGACAA